GTTCGAGCGATGTCCCGAGTCTTCGGAACGAAGTTCAGGGTAGAACCCGGTAACTCTATGGGAGCTCCAAAATAGGCTGAGCGAGAATGCTCAGCTTTAAAGCTATTGGAGTCGCACAAGAGTGCTTCAGTATAAAACTGAAGAGCAGATCTACCGCAATAAGACAGACGAGATGCAGCTACTTTCTGATAGAAAGAACCGCCGCTCGCCAGTCTAGATGCGCCAGGACCAACGTCCATGCCATTATAAATAGCAAGGGACGTAAACGGCGAATAGCCGTAGTCATCCTCACACCACTGAGCAATGAGAAGCTTTGCTTCTGCATATGCATCAAGGACATAGGGGTGACTGTCTTGGTTGGTAGCGAAGCGAAAGTCGCGCATTAGATCATTGACCTCCAAGAACTTCTTGAGGGCATTTTCTTCTGCAGAACTATTCGTTTCTTCCTCCTTCTTGAGGAACCCGCGCAAAAGTTGAGCCATCGCAATCAAGCGAGGACTCATAGACGCTGATACGTTAAAATCTGCTACTAGTAGCAGGTCGTCGCGTAAAAACGAACTAATACACGGGTCGCTATCAATAAGATCTGATACCAGATCGAAATAAAGAGCGTCAGTACAAGCAGACATGACACCATACTCCTAATCAAGGACCTAAAGGACGCCAGAGATGCACGTGTCTCCCACGCCAGCAGATTGCTGGCTAAGGGATCCAAAGTGCATACTCAAGGCAGCACGGACGTTAGCTGCGTCATACGTGTCAGCCCCCGCCGGTATGTCGATTGTCGTAGTGACAATCATCACACTAGCAGGTTGGCTAGCCGCAGGCGTAACACCCTTACGGGTGATCAGCTTGAACGTGTTCTTAGGGACATTCTTGATTACACCGGTAATCGGACTAGGACTCGGCAAAAGCCGATAATTCTTAGGCCGAACGAATGTGGTGGTAAACGGACTGGATATACTATGGATAGTAACACCAGCCTGCGTACCTCCGACAGCAGTGACAGCAACTTGCTTGCCATTGATGTCGGGAGCCACATCCGCACCGTGAGTATAGGTGGGGCTTGTGAGGCCAGTCTGCGCAGTACCTGTTACAGGACTTGACAGGCTATATGACATGGAGATAACTCCTAGTAGGTTAATAGTACGGACGCAAACGTTTATGCGAAGCAGCCAAAGCTGCCATGTTCAGCCACTGGGTTTTCAGGCCTGGAAACCTGAATTGCAGAGACGGGACAAAGGAAGCCGGAGTTGACCGCACGACGTTAGACGTCAGGGCTGAAAAGGAAGAAGGACTAGCATTCCAATCACGGAGCTTGTAGAGAGAACCAAACTTGGAGACTGTCAATTCGCGACTTGGTACAAACGAAGTCGCGTACAGTCTTTCTCGTCTGATCGTCTTACAGGACCATGCAAGGGATGTGGTGTCAAACACGACTCCCTGGACGATATTCTGAATATTCAAGAAGTAATCAACCAGGAAGGACCATGGAATTAATTCCCATGCCGTTGGTAGGAACTCTGCCGGTTGTAAACCGAAGAGCTTCATCGCGGCATGTAATTCCATTCCGGAGGACTGCCCCTTTACGGCACCAAGGTACCTTACCTTGGTGTCGAAAGTTTCGATATCCATGAAGTGACCCCAGAATTGATTAATAGACAATTCTGAGACCCCAGATGGTTTCGATTTATGAGCATATCCGGTGCCTGAGACTAGGGTAACACGGCGTTTCTTACCTAGCTCGCTGTATGCCTTTGCGGCATCAGAGATGTCTTTGTAGAGCGGCCGCCACC